TGTTGACATTTTCTGAAGGTAGAAAAGAGTTAACTAAGTATGATCCTATGCTTTTTGCTTTAACTTATTTGCCTCATCATTTAAAAAACGATAAAGGAGAAATAACTTTATCAGAATTTCACACAGATTTAGCAGAGTATGGCAAATCCTGGATTCACAAGGCCAAAAATCCGAAAGAAAACCGTGATGCCTTTATCGCCCCACGCGAATGTGGTAAAAGTACCTGGATTTTCCTTATTTTACCTATGTGGGCTGCTGCACATGGGCATGTTAAGTTTATTGCTGCATTTTCGGATGCTGCATCACAAGCAGAAACGCATTTAATGACATTTAAAAACGAACTGGAGTCAAATGAATACTTACAAACAGATTATCCTGATCTTTGCAAACCTAAGATTGTATCTTCGTCTGGTCGTGCCATGGCGTCCAATTCTTGGCGTATTATTCAAAGCAACGATTTTATATTTGATGCTAATGGTATTGACACAAACTCTTTAGGTAAAAAGGTTTTTGGACAACGCCCTGATTTAATTATCCTAGATGATATAGAAAAAGGCGAAAAGAATTACTCTGAATACCAGGCTGGAAGACAAAAGAATACTGTGTTTGATGATATTGCCCCAATGAACATCTTTGCTCGCATGATTTTTGTTGGAACAACTACTATGCCTAATTCAGTAATGGATCAGTTTAGAAAATATGCAGAAAAATATGATGATCAAGAATTAAATTGGATTGATGAACAAAATGTAAAAGTTCATTACTATCCAGCAATAATGCAAAATGATGAGGGCATTGAAAGATCTATTTGGCAAGAAAAGTGGTCTCTTGAATGGCTAAACAGCCAACGTCATCTTCGTGATTTTGCTAAAAACTATATGAACAAACCAGTAAGCACAGATGGTATGTTTTGGACAAATGAGGATATAATAGTAGAAGAGGTTATTGAATATGGAAACACTATAATATCCATAGATCCAGCAGTTACAAAAAACAAAATCTCTGACTTTACAGGAATAGCAGTACTATCAAGAGGGGTGGATGCTTTGGGTAAAAACAATATATATGTACGCCATGCTGAGCAAGTAAAAATGTCACCATCAGAAATTGCTGACAAAGTTGCTGTCCTAGCAAATATTTACGATGCTGGTGTTTTATATGTTGAAGTAAACCAAGGTGGAGACTTATGGAAAGATGTGTTTAAACATATTCCAATCAAATATAGATCTAAATCACAACACTTATCAAAACAAATACGTGCTGGTAAGGCATTAAATTTCTACCAACAAGGAAAAGTCAGACATACTGCACATTTCCATGTATTGGAAGAACAAATGTGGGCATTCCCAAAGATATCTCACGAAGACGTATTAGATGCTGTTGTTTCTGGTATCCTATACTTCTTAGATAATAAAGCAGTAAAACTAGAAACAAAACAAATAAATTACTTAAGGGGACAACATGTCTGATATTAAAAAGGCTATTGATACAATAGTAGATAGAAGAAATACATACTTAGTTGCTGAAGAATATTATGAAGGAACCAATTTAGAGGTTTTTTCAAATAATCGATGGCTTCAAGTATTAGGCACAATTAAAAACAATTTTAGATTTAACTTTGCTAGAACTGTAGTAGATTCAGTTCTTAATCGTTTAGAAATTGCAAACATAACTGCCAACACAGAAGAAGCAAATAAAAAAATTAATGATATATGGCAAATGAATGATTTGCAGATTGATGCTGATGAAATTCATCGTCGTGCATTAGTTTATGGTGACTGTTATGCAATTGTTTGGACAGATATTAATGGAAACATAACTGTAGATTACAATTCACCACTTACAACTGTGATGATTTATGATGATGAAAATCCAAGAATTAAAAGATTTGCTGCAAAATTGTGGCAATCAGAAGATCCATTGGATTACACAAAAAAGACTTCACATTTAAACATGTATTATCCAGATCGTATTGAAAAATATACAATGCCTGGAGAAGTTATAAACATTGTTTCTGCTAACGGATTCTTACCAGTTTCTGTAGTAGAAAATCCTTGGGGAGAAGTACCAGTGTTTCATTTCCGTACATCTAAACAATACGGAAGACCAGAACACACAGATGCTTATGGCCCACAAGATGCAATTAATAAATTAATGACAACACATATGGTTACTGTTGATTATCAAGGAGCACCACAGCGTTATGCGTTAGGTGGTTCAGGAAACTCTTCTGAATTTGAAGACTTTGATGAAACAGGAACAGATGAAGAAAATATTGGTCGTCTAAAGAATGGTCCAGGGGAACTTTGGTATCTTAAAGGTGTTGATAAAGTTGGAGAATTTGCTCCTGCTGATCATAAAGTCTTTACAGAACCAATAAGAGACTTTGTTCGTTCAATGGCATCAATTACTTCCACACCACTTCATTATTTTGAAAAAACTGGAAGTATTCCATCTGGTGAATCATTAAGAACTGCTGAGTCACCACTTATTGTTAAAGTAAAAGATCGTCAAATTACTTTTGGTTCTACTTGGGCAGATATGTTTAGATTTATTCTAAAAATGGAAAACTCTACAGAACCAAACATTCAAGTTAGATGGAAAGATATTGAAAGCATTGATAGTTTAGATGCTTGGGAAGTTGCTGTAAAGAAAAGAGTAGTTGGGGTATCTCTTGAGCAAGTTCTTATTGAAATGGGTTATGATTTAGAAGTTGCAAAGCAAATAGCAGCAGCAGAAGAATCACTAACTAGTTTAAGTCAAAACACAAATACCAATAATGTAATAATGGAAGCCACAGGAGGGCAAATTGGAAACGAATAATACAGAAGAACAAGTAACAACTGAAGAAATAACCTTAAATGATCCAAAGGCAGTACTTGCTGCCCTAGATCGTGCAAAGTCTGATGCTAAAAAGTTTAGAGAAGAAAAACAACAACTTCAAGTGGACTTAGATAGCAAAGATCAACAAATTGCAGAATATAGTGGAAAGATTTTAAGGGACAAACTTATGCAAAAATTATCTGATGAAGGTATAAGGGAACCAAAAAGATTATTAAAATTTATTGATACACAATCATTATCTTTTGATGAAAACCTTGAAATTGTTGGTTTTGAAGATCAATTTAATCAACTTAGGGAAGATCTTCCTGAGATTTTTGATCCAAAACTACGTGTTGGTGGTCAAGCAGACACTGCTATAAGAGCAAGTGTCAGCACTCAGTACACAGCAACTCAATTGCAAGCAGCAAAAATACTTGGAAAAATATAAATCTATGATACAATTGAATAGGCAGGTAAATGGACGTTTGCTTTGCCTATTAATTAAATTAGACGATTTAAATTTTACAAAAATAAACTATTTATCTTAAGGAGATAAAAATGACAATTAGTCGCGTAGACTTAACAGAAGCAAACGGCTACATTTTAGAAGAGCAGGGATCTGCAGTAATTCAAGATCTTATTGCTAATTCTGCTGTAGAACGTTTTGCTCGTCGTGAAGCAATGGCTTCTCGCACAAAGTCAGTACCTCGCTTTGTTGGAGATGCACCACAAGTGGTAGCAGAAGGAGCAGAAATTCCTGCATCCAATCCAACTCTTGACGAAATCGTATTGACAGCAAGAAAATATGCACAATTAATGCACATTTCAGAAGAAGACGTAAATGACCAACTCGTAGATACACTTTCAGTGTACAAACGCGAATGGGCATCTCGTTTTGCTCGTAAGTATGACAATGCTTGCCTTGGAGTAACAGCAGCAGGCGATGGAGATGACGGACAACCGTTTACATCTCTATACCGTGCAGTAGCAACAAGCCCAACTGCACCAGTTTCACAAATCATTCAAACAGGCGGAGTAATGTCTTATGAAGACATCAACAACGCACTTGGTTTTGTTGAAAACTCAAAGAAATTTGATTCAGCAAACACTGTATGGATGGCTCATCCTAAAATGCTTAAGGAAATCCGTGGAATGGTCAAAGGTAACTCTGACTTAGTTCTACCAGATCCATTAGCAGGAACACCAGGATCTCTATTTGGATATCCATTGGTAGTTTCATACGGTGCAGCCACATCAGCAGCAGCAACAGACTCTCCAGCAGGAAACGCATTATTAATCGTTGGTAACCGCCAAATGTTAATCAATGGTGTTCGTGGTGGCGTAGAATCAGTTGTTTCTCGTGATGCAGAATTTGATCGTGATGGTGTAGTTCTAAAAACACGTATTCGTCGTGGTTTCGCAGTTGCAGATGCAGATGCATTCGCAATTGTCGAAAAGACAGCGTAAGGGGGAATTGACAAATGGCTTCTAAACTATACGGACAATTCCTATCACAAGCATTAAATAAAGAAATTGATTTTGATACTGATACTATCAAGGTTGCTCTTTTAACAAATGCTTATACTCCTGATCAAGATGCACATAACTACTACGATGATGTAGTAGCAAATGAAGTAACTGGAACTGGATATACCGCTGGCGGAAATACTCTTGCCAACAAAACCAATACATACAACTCAGCAACAAACGTTATCGTTCTTGATGCTGACGATGTAACTTGGTCTTCATCTACAATTACTGCACGTTATGCAGTTATTTATGATGCTACCCCTGCAACTAACGCAACAAAACCATTAATTGGTTATGTTGATTTTGGTTCAGATCAATCCTCATCTAATGGTAACTTTACTATTACATGGGACGCAACTGGTATCGTAAGGATAACAGTAGCATAATGAACGTTAGAGTTGAAGCAGGTTCAATTATTGTTAATTTTAATTCAACATTAGTTGAGCCTACGTTAAAAGTAGGTATTTGTCTCCTTGACATAACCTCTCTATTAACAACTTGGACTTGCTTCACTCTAACCCAACCAACAGTAAACGGTCATAGCCTTTCTGCAATTAATCCAAAAGATTCTTTGATAGGAGGAATGGCTACGCTAGCAATGGCGTAGTCTTTTTTTATGAGTACATTACATAATAAAATAACTAGTTATACACATGATCGTGCTATTGAGTTTGATGAAACATATTCTTTAACACCCACTAGAACTGGCACGGCAACTAATGGAACTTTTACTTTAACAAACACAGCACCAGTATATGAACCAACAGATGGACCAATTGGTGGTTCTGGATCATGGAGATTTACTACAAGTACAACTTCAGCAAGCACAAATACATTTTTTACTTCTACAACAGCAAGTGCAGAATATAATGGTCTTACAGATGGTTTATTTACAGTTGGTTTTTGGTTTAAATTTGATGTTATGCATGGTGGTTCAGGATATATTAATTTATATAATTCTGGAACAACAGGTTTAATTAGAGTTGGTGGAAGTAGTCAAGGAGTTGCACCAAATAAAGTAAATTTTAACTTTGGTTCAGGAACTCAAACACCTCAAATAACAACACTTCAAGCAAATCGTTGGTATTTTGTTGCAGTAAGAAGGTTTGCTAATACAACAAATAATATACAGTATTACTTAGATGGAACACTTTTATTTACCGCAAGTGCAGCAGCAATACAAACACCAACTCAACTTGGTTTTGGTGGAGGAAGTGGAAGTACCACAACAACAGTAACTACAAATATATCAAATTTCTTTTATGGAGATCCATCAATATATACACAAGCAGTAATTGAAGAAATTTGGGCTGCTGGATCATCAGCACCTCCAATAATAATTGCTGCAGATCCTATGTTAGCAACAGATTCTGTATTACAAGATCCAACTATACAGATAGATGCAAATATTTTAGAAACACCATCAACTGCTACAGCACTTCAAACAGAACCAAGCATTACAGTTACATCTGCTGGAACTCATACAGAAACTACAACATCTATATTAGTATCTGCAACGTTTCCATCAAATATTTCAGTACAAGCAAATCAAAATTTAAACTTCACAGTAACAGAAATTTTAGAAGCATCAACCATAATTGGTGACAATATTACAATTACAGGAACAACAGATGTTTCATATTCTTCAACTACATTAACTGCTAGTGCACTTTTGCCAGAACCAATACTTCCAGTATCTAGTTTTACTGCTACTGCATTATTACAAGATCCATCTATATATGTAACTCCAAGTTATTTTGCATTAGTAAAACAATCAAATCCAGTATTTTATACAAATCTTGATGTTCCTTCTTTCATAATAAATTATGGTTCATGGCAAAATGTAACATATGAATTAGGAGGCCCAGTAGTAAATGGTCCATTAGACACAAATGAGGCCTCTGGTGGAGACATGGGAATGGTTGGTACAGGAAACTCTTGGAAGTTTACTGGAACATATTTTCAAGCAAAGAACTATATTAGAATTATTCCAGAAGATGCAGATAACACAATTTATAATTTAGAGCAAAGTAAAAACTTTACATTAGAGGCTTGGTTTAAACCTTTGTCAAGTTCTGGACTATATTTTGATTTTGCAAGTTTTCAAATAGGATATTATTATCCATACAATGCAATGGCTGTAAATATGGGTGAAACTTTACCTGCTTGGTCAGATCCTGTTAATGGTGTACCTAATGAGGCATATGATAGATTTTTTGGTAGCAATGCTAATAGTATAAAACAAAATGATTGGAATCACGTAGTATTAAAAATGAGTGGTTCAAGTGTTACACTTTATGTTAATGGTTCAGCAGTTGGTAGTGCAACAATTAGTTTACGTACATATACTAATACAA